GGTAGAGGTGACGGCAATGTAAATGACGTAGACCTCATGCCGCAATGGCAATGTCATCTACAGGAGATGGTCATAGCCGAAGACCCGCTCGCTTACCTAGCTGAGCATATGCCAGGCTAAAACTCCTATAGACTTTCGTGTTATTATGTGCTTGTTAATACAGGTGAAAAACACGTGCCATTCCCAAACAAAGATCAGCAGTGGAAACCAGGTGAATCAGGCAACCCCGCCGGTAAGCCTAAGGGTGCTCGACACTGGTCAACCATCGTCCAGGAACTGCTGAACGTCGAGACTGAATTGCTGATCCAGAAAGGCCCCTACGACTTCGCTACTGAGATGGGTATACCTGCTGAGGTCATCACCCGAACCATGATTAGGAAAGCCGTTGCTGGCGACGTGAAAGCCGCGGCTTGGCTTAAGGACACAGGCTACGGTGCTAAGGTTGACGTGACCTCTAACGGTAAGAAGCTAGAGGGACTTGTAATTATCCGCAATGACGATAAGGCTTAGCCCGTGGCAAACGAAAGTCTGGGACGATAACCACCGCTACACGGTTGTGAACTGTGGTAGGCGTGCTGGCAAGACGTTCTTAGTAGCCCTAAAACTTATCGACTTTGCATCTAAGCACGCTAAGAGCACCACGTGGTATGTAGCTCCAGACTACAAGCAGGCCAAGCAAATCATGTGGCTGGTGCTCAAGGATCTGTTACCGACTCATGCTATCGAGAAGACCAACGACACCGAGCTGCTCATCATCCTCACTAACGGCAGCAAGATACTCCTCAAGGGTGCACAAGACCCAGACACCCTACGTGGTGTGCGGATTGACTTCTGTGTGTTCGATGAGTGCGCCTTTATTGCTAACTGGGAAGCAGTCTGGAAGGTCATCCGGCCTACCCTCGTGGACTCTAAGGCCGATGTGTGGTTTATCTCCACGCCCAACGGGTTCAACCACTTCAAACAGTTAGCTGAGACCCAGGACCCAGACTGGTCGTACCACCACTACACGTCGTACGACAACCCCTACCTCGATGCTGCTGAACTCGATAAAGCACGGGCTGAGATGGACGACGACAGTTTCATGCAAGAGTTCATGGGGGAGTTCCGCAAGTTATCAGGTCTGGTCTACAAGACGTTCGACCGCAACATCCACATGGTGGACATACCTAGGACGCTCGACGGCTACACGTTCTTCAGGACGCTCGACTTCGGTTTTGGGCATAAGACCGCCGAAGGTTATTTCGCAGTGAGTCCAACAGGGCAGGAGATCTATCTGTTTGATGGCCTATACCAGACTGGGCTTGTAACCAAGGACATTGCCGAGGCGACACAAGTTAAGGACGCCGGTCGCTTCATTACTGGTGCATGGGCGGACAGTGCACGGCCTGACCTTATCCAAGAGCTCAAGATGTTAGGCGTACACTTTGAGCCTGTAAACAAGGGTACAGATAGTGTGCTACAGGGTATCACTGACGTGGCCGAGCTGCTGAAGGTACGTAACGATACTGGCAAACCCACACTGATGATTGCCAAGAATCTCACGTGGGCTGCAGATGAATTTGAACGCTACCGTTGGATACAAAGTAAGAGTGAGAATTCCAGTGAGCGTGAAGCCCCGCTAAAACGTGATGACGACGCAATGGATATGATCCGCTACTTCGCTCGCATGTATAGGCCAAACATCGCTAAGATACGGTCTTACAAGCCGGAAGCCATGTTACGTCGCAAGTATGGTACGTAACATATCTTTTTACGCGGGGTAGTAGTATTATGTGCTTAACCGGGCTGGTTATTGGTAAGATGTGGCTAGAACAAACAAAACGTTAGACAGGGTAATCAACGACTTCAAGAGTTCGTGGGATTATACGGCCGGTAGCTGGCATGACCGCTGGCAGAACAGCCACAACCTGTACAACAACAACAGGGTCAAGCGGGGTTATGAGGGTATCACCGACACGTTTGTGCCGATGTGCTTTTCCACCGTCGAGACCATGACCTCAGCCCTATTCGGCAACAAACCTAAATTTACTTATCTTCCACCACAAGAGAAGCCAGACCAGAAGACCGACATCTTAAACAGTCTCTTGGACTACTACTGGGACAAAGACCAGTGGTCAGTCAAAATGATTAACACTGGCCGCAACCACCTGAAGCTTGGTACGGCTGTTGACTTCTTTGTGTGGGACATAGACCACCCCGTACTCATCAACGTGCCTATCCGTGACTTCTTTATCGACCCTATGGCCACCAGCTTGGATACCGCCCGCTACATGGGACGTCGCTACCTGACGACCAAGGAGGAGCTGGAGAGCTTCGAGGTTATCGACATTGACAACCCCACCGCTGTAGTCGATGAAGAGACGGGTATGCCGACGGACAACGTCGAGTACCCAATGAAGAAGAAGTACAAGCTCCCTCGCAACCTATCCACCGGTAAGACAACCGAGCCGACCGATAAGCAAGAGAAGGACATCTGGTACGGCTCAACCGTTACCGAGCCCGAAAAGCACCAGATAGAGGTGATCGAGTATTGGACTGAGGATGAAGTTATATCAATCGCCAACCGTGAGTGTATCATCGAGGAGAGCGAGAACTACTTCAAAGCCAAGGCACGCGCTAACGGCGAAGAGTTCCCCCATGGCCTAATGCCCTTTGCGGACGCCCGCGACTACGTGGATGAGAGCCTGTTTTACGCCAAGGGCGAGATTGACTTTATAGCCGACTCTCAGGAGTTGCTGAACGACATCACCAACCAGAATATCGACTCGGTGACGTTCACGCTTAACCAGATGTACACACTCGACCCGGCCTTTGCCCACCTGATTAACGAGATCGAGAACATCCCTGGTGCAGTTTACCCAGTATCCAAAGATGCCCTCATGCCCATACCACAGCGCTCCATCCCACCAGACGCCTTTAACGAGCGTATGAACCTCAAGAACGAGATCCGGGAAACGACCGCGAGCAACGAGGTGGTGAAGGGTGTTGGCGACCAGGGCGACAAGGCCACAGCTACCGAGATCAACGCCCAGGTGGCGGGGTCTGGACAACGCACCAGCCTCAAGGTTGTGCAGCTGGAGAACGGCTACTTCCACCGCGTAGCCCGCATCGTGTTTGAGATGGTCAAACTCTACGTCACCGAACCCCAGATGGTGCGGATCGTCGGTAAAGACGGTGCACGTTGGGAAGAGTTCGACCCTTCTGAGTTCCAAGAGGGTGAGTACGAACCGCGGGTACAGCTCGACATACGGGTAGAGAACCGCAAGAAGGAATTGGCAGCCGAAGCCAAAGAGATGCTTGGCGCGTTCCTTGGTGACCCCGACATCAACCAGCAAGAACTTAAGAAGCTGGTATTGCAGCGCTCCTTTGACCTAGAACCCGATGAAGTTGATACCCTCATGCAACCCCCACAGATGATTGACCCAAGTACTGGTATGCCAATGGACCCGATGGCGATGGGTATGCCACAAGGGATGCCACCAATGCCACCACAAGGGGCAATGGCATGAACGCCAACGAGCTGAGAAAGCCTTACAAGCTGTTCTTTGAGTCACCAGCAGGCGTGTACGCCCTGGCTGAGTTAGAACGCCTCATACAAGCCCAGTACAGGTTGGCAGAGGACGAGCCGGAATCTACTAGAGACTATATACAGCGTGCCAAGGGTTTGCGCTTGTTCACTAACCACATTAACAGCGTTATGGCGAAGGGGGGCAAGAAGAAGTAGTCGCCATTCAGGAGTTAGGGCGGACATTATTAACCACAGCCCGTGTTTAACCGCCCTAACTCCGGGCTGGGGACTAACTAAGGAACAGGAACGATGGAAGAACAGACCACAACCGAAGCTCCCGTTGATATTGGCGCTGCTGAAGCAGCACAACCAGTACAAGCGGACCAGGCGCCGGCGGCCATGACCACCGAGCCAGAGCAACCAGCTCAGGAGACTAAGAGCGAGCCGTCAGACGACGAACAACTTGCTAAGTTTGCAGCCACTAAAGGCATTGAGCTGGACAGCGACAACGCACGTAAAGCCGTGAAGATGGCAATGGAAGCCGAGAAGAACATGCACAGGGCCACCGGCCGTGCCACCGAGCTAGAGAAGACCATGACTGCAAAGTCAGATGAGTCTGCCGAACAGCTTGCGGAGGTAACGGGCCAAGACCCAGAAGCCTTGAAGCGTGTACAACGCTTAGAGGTTAAGAGCGCAATACGCGACTTCTGGGACGACAACCCTGGAGCGATGAGGTACAAGGATGAGATGGCTAAGCTAGCCACCGAGTCGGGCTTGTACGGCTCACCAGAGGCTATCTTGAAAGCTAGTTATGCGATGGCGCTTGCCCAAGACCAAGGTGCTACCAGGTCCCAAGTAAAGAAGGAAGCCCTTCAGAACTTTGCCCATAAGCAACAAGCCGCTGTCCCGGCTGGCAACGCTACCAACCCTGGGGTAACTCCGAAAGAGAAGCCATTCCAGGAGCTGTCCATTAAAGAGATGGAAGCCAAGTTGGGCTTTGTCCGCAACTAGGACAGCGTTAATACTGGAGAAATACCATGGCCGCTGAAACCACTGGTACCTTGACCCAGGAGATGTCCGTCTACTACGAGAAGGTTTTCCTTGCTCGCGCTGAGTACGAATACATCTTCAACCAAGGTGCCCAAATGCGCACGCAGCCAGCTAACGAAGGCAAGCAGGTGAACTTCACCCGCCACACTCCACTAGCTACTGCAACCACAGCGCTTACAGAAGGCACTAACCCTGCTGAAGTCGCGCTAACTGCTTCGACCGTCTCTGCCGCACTGGCTGAGTACGGTACAACTGTTAAGATCTCACGCTTCCTGAGCCTGACATCAATCGACGCTAACAACAAGGAAAAGATTGAAGTCGTTGGTCAGAACATGGGTGAGACCCTTGACGAACTAACCCGTAACGAATTGTTCACTGGTGCTACCACACAGCTCGCAGGTGGCAAAGCCGCGCTTACTGACGTTGCAATTACTGACGTCTTGAGCGTAGCCGAACTCCGCAAAGCCGTACGCACGCTTAAGTTGAACAAGGCTCGTCGCTACCAAGACCGCATTGCCCCATGGTTGGGCAAGATTGGTCCGAACACCAGCTACGACCTAACCTCTGACTCGACCTTCTTATCCGCCGACATCTACGATAACGGCGCTGAGAAGCTCTACAACGGTGAGTTGGGTAAGATCCTCGGTGTACGCCTGATTGAGAGCCCGAACCAGACTGAGACTGTTAACGGTGGTGCGTCTAACGCAGACATCTTTAGCAACTTCATCCACGGTGCGGACGCCTTCGGTTGTATCGACCTCGTTGGTGACAAACCACAGCTGTTCATCATCCCTCACACCAAGATTGACTCCGGCAACGCTGCTGGACGCTTCAGTTTAGTGTCATGGGCTGCTAGCTACGTCTGTAAGACGTTGAACGCCAACTGGCTCATCAATATTAAAACCGGAGCAACCGGTCAGACGTAGGATTGACGTCTGGTCTATAAACATAGTAGAATGATCTTGGAACAATAACCAGGAGCTACTATGGAAAAGAAGTGCATTGTCTGTGGCGTCACCTTTACAGTACGAACCAAATGGTCTAAGGAGAAGCGATCCAACGCTAAGTGGTGCAGCCAACGCTGTTACCACGCGAGTTGGACGCCGGAACGAAGACAACAGATAGCGCTGAACGCTAAGACGTACATTGAAAACGAGACGCCACAGCAACGCACCGCTCGTATGGTCAAGGTCATAGCCAACCGTAGGGCTAACGGCAAGTGGCAACCAGGCCAAGCCGGTCGTGTGCGAGAGCAAAACTATAAGTGGTTGGGCAATGAAGCCTCTTACAACGCCAAACACCGATGGATACAGAAGCACTGGCAGAAGGCTGGCGTGTGTGAGGCATGTGGCAAGAGGCCACGACCATTTGGCAATCGCAAGTACGGCACTGAATGGGCAAACTTAGATGGCCGGTACGACCGAGATGCCCGCGACGGATGGAAAGAACTATGTGTACCTTGTCATCGGGCAATAGATAACGAAAGGACGATATGAAGCAACCTAAACACCGCCAGAGCCAAACCTATGGCGTGAACTATC